TCAGATGACCCTGCACAATCTATTGAGATAGATCAATTAGGCTATACAGCAGAACTTGATAGCAGAACTGAAACTGTAAATACTGCTATTGCATCTGGTACGTCAAGTAAGGCAGTTACGTTCCAACACGCTTTCTTTACAGGAACTTCTGAACTTGGAGGATCTACTTCTGCTTATTTGCCTAATATTGGAATTACCATAGAAAATGCACAATCGGGAGATTTCTTTGCCTTGTCCAGTATTTCTGGAAGTGGATTTACTATTGATATAAAGAATGGTTCCAGTTTTGTTAATAGAAATTTCAAATATGCTGCAACTGGATTTGGGCGTGGTAGTTAGTATTGAATTAAGATATACTTAGATAAAAAATTGGATTAGGTAATGGCTACTCACGATTATGTAATAGATAACTCCACTGGAGCTAACGTCCGAACTGATTTAAATAATGTACTCCAGGCAATATTAACAAATAACAGTTCTGGTTCTGCTCCCAGTACAACAGCAGCTTATATGTTGTGGGCTGATACAAGTAATAGCTTATTAAAAATGCGTAATTCAGCTAATGATGGCTGGATTGATTTAAGAACTTTAACAGGTGGTGTTACAACAACTGCTGATGCAACAATAAATTCTTTAACTGTAGGTAAAGGAGCAAACTCTGTTGCAGGTAATACTGTTCTTGGAGAAAGTGCTTTAGATGCTTCTGTGTCAGGTGCAAATAATACTGCAATTGGTAATTTAGCTTTAACCACCTTAACGTCAGGTGCTTCTAATACTGGTATTGGCGCACAGAGCTTAGAAGCAACAACAACAGGTAATTCAAATACTGCAATTGGAACAAGAAGTCTAGAAGCTAATACTGAGGGTAATTCTAATGCTGGTCTAGGAAAAGACGCACTCAAGCTTAATACGACAGGAGATCAAAACACAGCCGTAGGAACAGATGCGTTAGAAGCAAACACAACAGCTGATAACAATACAGCAGTCGGTTATCAATCATTACTATCAAACACAACTGGAGATTCAAACGTAGCTGTAGGAGCTTATGCGTTAGATGCTAATACAACAGGAGGTAGTAACACTTCCGTAGGTGTAAGTGCGTTAAGTGCAAATACAACAGGTGGCTATAATACAGCCGCTGGAAGGCAAGCATTAGAGAATAATACAACTGGTGATTATAATCAGGCATTTGGCTATCGTGCTCTACAATCAAACACTACTGGATCAAGAAACGTAGGAGTTGGACAAGCTTGTTTAAGACTTAATACTACGGGTGGGGATAGTGTAGCGATTGGTTATAACACATTAGACGCACAAACTACTGCTAATAGTAATATCGGTATTGGTATGGAAGCGTTAAGGTATAACCAAACTGGTAATAACAATGTTGCCATTGGTGTTGATGCCTTAGAAGATAACACAGCGAGCAATAACACAGCAGTTGGTCATAACGCTTTAATGGAAAACACAACTGGTGCTAACAACGTAGCTTTAGGATCCTTAGCCTTAGATGCTAATACAACTGGCGAAGGTAATGTTGGCATAGGACTTAATGCACTTGGAGCTAATACTACTGCAAATACCAATGTTGCTGTAGGTCGAAATTGTCTACTTAGTAATACAACTGGACAATATAACGTAGGCGTAGGAGCATATGCTTTAGACGCTAATACGACAGCAGATAGTAATGTTGCGGTTGGTTATAACGCTTTATCAGCAAACACAACTGGATCACAAAACACCGCAGTTGGTACATCTGCATTATTATCAAACACAACTGGCTTACTTAATACAGCAGTTGGTCAACAAGTTTTATATTCAAACACTACTGGAAATTCAAATGCTGCTCTTGGTCGTGATACTTTATATCAAAATACAACTGGAAGTGATAACACAGCCATAGGTATTGATGCTTTAGGTGCAAATACAACTGCAGATGGTAATACTGCTGTAGGTAAATCAGCTTTAGGAGCAAATACTACAGGATCTAACAACACAGCAGTTGGATTAAATGCTCTTGATGCTAATACTACTGGTAATACTAATGCTAGTTTTGGAAGATTATCTTTATCTGCTAATACTACTGGATCAAGCAATACTGCTTGCGGTCAGGGTGCTTTAGAAGGTAACACTACAGCAAGTAATAACACAGCCGTTGGAACAAACTGCTTACAGGCAAACACAACTGGAACTAACAATACGGCTATAGGTTCTGGTGCTGGTAAAACACAGACAACTACTCATGGTTGTACTTGGGTTGGTGTTGAAGCGGGTAGAGTCAATGTTGCAAGTGATAATGTCGGTATAGGTTCTGGTGCTTTGTATGCAAATACCACAGGAACATTCAACGTAGCTGTTGGTTCAGGACAATATGGTGTTACACAAGGTCCACTTGGAGCTAATACAACAGGAAACAACAATACTGCTGTTGGATCACAAGCTTTAGACGCAAATACGACTTCATCTAATAGTGTTGCTGTTGGTTATTTAGCTTTAACATCAAGCACAACAGGTGATGGAAATAATACCGCTATAGGTGCTCAATCATTAGAAGATAATACAACAGGCGGAGGCAATACTGCTGTAGGAGCAGATGCCATGAGAAGAAATACTACAGGAGCTAACAATACAGCCGTTGGAATAAATGCTCTTGATGCAAACACAACTTCTGATAACAATACTGCTGTAGGTTATTTAGCTTTGTCATCAAACACAACTGGATCAGAAAATACTGCTTGTGGTAGGTGGGCTGGTGCAGACTTAACTACAGGAAGTAGTAACACTTTTATTGGAAATTTAGCAGGAACAAGTTTAGGACCGCTTGGCCAACGAACAACTCAGGGTAATACTATTATTTTGGGCGATAATGGTGTAGCAACTTTTGCTTGCAATGTTTCATTAACCGCTACTTCTGATGGCCGTGATAAAACAGATATTACTGATTTTACAAAGGGTTTAGATATTATAAATGCTCTTAGACCTGTTACTTATAGATGGGATAACAGAACACGCTATGGAACAGATTCAGAACCTCTTGGAACACCTGACGGAACTAAGAAAAGCCAAAAATTAAATATTGGATTAATCGCACAGGAAGTAGAAACAGTTGAAAAAGCAAATGGTTATGCTACTTCTAATGATGATCTATTATTTGTAAATAAATCAACAGATGAGAAACATTATGGTTTGCAATATGAAAGATTAATTCCAGTTTTAATAAATGCAGTTAAAGAACTATCCGCAAAAGTCACAGCCCTCGAAGCAGGGTAAACTGTAACTAACTACCTTTTTATCATGGAAGAAAAAACCGCAGATGAAATCGCAGCGATTTTCTCTGCTGCTGGCGATAGCGTAACTGTTATCGGTACTGCACAAACATCAGATGAAACTGATGATGATTTTAAAGACAAGATCAAGCGTAATGTAGAGCATCTTGAAATTATCAAGGACTACAAGAAACTCGATGAAACGACCTCTATCTGGACATCTGAATCATTTACAGATATAGATGCTGCTATTACTGCTGGTAAAAAACTCTATTAAATTATGAATCTTAAAGAAAAGCTACAGCAGCTTGCACAAGAAAGGCAAAATTTACAAGTTGCAATGATTGAGATTACTGGTGCGATGAAGATTTTGGAGCAGCAGATTCTTGAAGCTGAACCCGAATTAAACCAGCCATCAGATATAGAGGCATCAATCCAAGAATCAAAAACATTGTCATCAAAGTCAAAGGCATAGCCAATTTACTTAAAATTTCTTTTATCATGACAAAAATTTCTCAAATATTATCTATTTTAAGTTTTATAATTAGCGCGTCAATGCTAGGCGGCGCATACTTTGGTTACAAATATGTCACTTCGCCGCAACTAAAAAATCGTGTAATGAATGAGATACTTATAAATGTACAACAAATGATGCCAAAAATACTTGACAATCAAATTCCAAAAGTAACAGGAGAATCAATACCTTTATCAACAAAAGCGCTTGGAAATTAAATTAATAAAAATTCCAGATATTTCAACAATAAATTTAAAATATTATATTCCTTCTTCAAACGTCTTGAATGTATCCCCGATGTCAATAGACATTCTTGGATGCGTCAAAACTCATCGAGATAGTTCAATAAAAAATACACAAATAATAGAAGATGACCCAAACGGCGCTTTTTATAGTTGTCCTAATGGAAAAATGCCTTCTTATTTGCCTATTCAATACAATCCTAACAAATTGCAAATTGTAGAGGAACAACAAAAATCAAACGTAAATACTTCAAATCCGCCTCAAACTAATACCCCAGAAATTCCAAAAAACAAAGAAAAAGAGATTATCGTAATCCCGCCTTGCCCTGACCCAAAACAACCCTTGCGCGTTGGTTCGTATGCGAACTCTGAAAAATTGGAAAAAGTAAAAGCCTTTGAATTAGTGAATGGAGAATGTATCATCATATGGGAATCAGTTCCATTTCAAGAACAATATATCCCAGAAGTATCGACAATAATCTCGACAGCCGTGATCGGATTCGTAGCCGCGTCCTCGCCTATAATTCTCAACGCCATAAAGCCAATTATTAAAAAATTAATTACTAGAAAAAAGAAACCTGAAAAAGATAGTTGACAATCTTATTTAATTATATTATAATTAAAGTGTAAGGCAAACCAAGGCAAACCAAATGAGATTCGTTGATTACACCACATATAACAAACAGCCAATAACTGTTAAAGAAGTTGAGCAAAAAATTGCTGATCTTGAAAAAACTTATGAAGAATTTGGTTTTGGTATCACTTGTGATGCTTTCTTTGATGAGCTTGCTGTTTTAGATGGGTTAATGGATGAAGCAGTTGAATTTGAAAATTGGCAAAAACAAATGCAAAATTAATCATCTTAATTGGTGAGTATGCGGGATAACTTGATTTGGCTTTTTGTCGATATAAATGTCGGAGCATAAATTATAAAATTCTGAATTTTTTGAAATTAATATTCCCTCCTGTTTTAATTTTCCACATTCTTTGATCCGCGCGATAGCCCAATCAAGCCGTTTGTTTTCAAGTATTTGTTGTTGAATTTTAACTTGCGTTGTTACTGCGCTTTTACATTGATTTTGAAATCCTCTATCAAGCGGAACTGTAAAATTTAAACTAAATCCTGTATTAAGTGCGTAACTATCTTTGTTTGTACCTGAATAAAACATTTCATCAAACAATACATCGCCTGCATTATCGGGTACGCCGTCTTCATCGGCATCTGTTGGGTCGTAGTATGGAAGAGTGTAATAATGATTAAAAGGCTTGCGATAATTTGCGCCAAAAGTGACAAATGGCGAGAATGTAAGGGTCGCACCCTGACAAACAATATTATTTCCAAATTGATTTGTTGTCATATTGCCCGTCAACGATTGAATTGCCATATTAGTTACTGAGCCATTGTTTGATTGGCTGACAGAGTTTGCAAGCGCTTCTAAGGGCGTTAAAGTTATTGAGAGAAGACAGACGTAGAAGTAATTACTGATTCTGATTCTATTTGCCGGGTTATCGTTGTTATATTTGACACCCCGCCCGGCCCTCGATAAGACTCTGAATATTGAAATGCCGCGCCGCTTGTCGGGTTTGTCAATGTGAATACTGGTTTGTTGTCTGTCGATAAATCTAACCCTGTATAAGTTTGTGTTTCGCCGTTGATCGTCCTAGAAACATTAGTTGTATTTGGTGCAACCCCGCCATCTGTAGAAATCCCGACCCCTGTAACTGAATATTCATATGAGTTTCCAAAGTAGTCTGTTGAAACAATCTGTTCTGAGATAGAAGTGACCGTATTTGTTGTAGATGACATTGTTCCGGTACTAAAATTTGGCGTAACTGGTTGCGCATAACTAGGTAATCCACAAAATAAGAATATCAATAATAGTTTGCGCATTGCTCATCAATCCACAGAAAGCGTTGTTACATATTGGCCTGTTATTGAAGTGCCTGCCCCGCCACCTGTTACCTCGATCACATGATTATCAATTGTTGCTGCCCCATCAGACAAAACGCCTGCGGCTGTAGATGTAATATTTGAAAAATTCGCAACTTCACCTGTGGTAACAGCAGATGATTCTACTGAATCGCCCTCTAAATAAGATTGTTGAAATTGGAAGGTTTCACCGTCTGTAAGTTGACTTGCTGTAATTGTAGTAAACGCATTTACGCCGTCTGTAACATCGCCAAGGCCGCCAATCAAGCCTGCTGTTGTACCATCGGTTGTTTCCACCCCTGAACCAGAAACAGAATAAGAATTTGCCATCCTTTCAACCGCTGTCGCTGCCGATTGAACATCTATTTGAACAGATGACGTTATCGTTGACGTCATATCGGCCATTGCTGCGGATGGAAGTAAAAATAAAATAGCAAGTAATTTTTTCATTTGATACCTACTTTAGAGTTCTTATTATCTACTATAGTATCTTTTTTCTTTTTGATTTGAAATCCTAGACTCGCAGTTGACGCGCTAAAAATACTTGCAATAAATGTCGGGTCAAAATCTACAATTTTTTTACCACTTGGCGGTTCATAGTATGAAAGCGATAAAAGTGTTGCCGACCAAAGAAGAACGCAAACTTTTACAATTGTTTCAATTCTACTAGGTTCTTGATCTTCCATAATTAAGGCTTTTTGCTAAAACTAGCAAACTTGTCTAGAGTTGAAAAGAATATATTACAAAAACATGATTAGATTTATCAAGCCAATACTGAAGTTCTTCGTCAAATCAAACGCAGTAAAATCTCTTGTCGTTGGATTGCTTGAGGACTATGCGGCTTCTACGGAGACAGACATTGATAATGAGATTGTCGCATTGGTTAAGGAAAAGTTATGGCCTGTAACATAAGTTTAAGTTATGTTAAGGATAAGGCGTCAGGTGGTCGATGCCTTCTCTCCAAAATATAGGCTTACTAATTCCCCAAAAGTAAGCCTATACCCAATATAGGATGATTTCTTGCTATGCCTTGGGATGATTGGCTTACCATAACAGAAACGCTCGAAGATCAACTTTATCTTGAGATTCAGGCACGGATGTTGGCCGAGATAACTGACTTCGATTATTTGCTTGATGTTGCTGTAAATTATCAGCGGCAAAATTGGCAAAAAGACGAGATCATCAAAAATTGTATTGCAAAGATTGGTGATCTCGAAACAGAACTAATTAAGATAAGTCTTAAAAAAGAAAAAGACGATAATAAATCAAGAATTAAAAAGGAATATCATCGCCCGCTGTAGGCTCTATAAAATTTAAATTTATATTTCCGAATAGTCCATATTTGCCTTCTTTAGCTTTTGCGTTGATATAGATACCATCAACTTCGACTTCTTCTTTCTTGGAGTAATCCCAAACTTTACCTTTTTTTTGTTTGGTATCTATCATTTTCATAACTTCTTCACAGAAGGCGGGAACAGATTCAGAAGGAATAAACATAGAAAATTTTTGTGGAAATCTATCTTGATCTTCATATTCGTTTTCACTTGTTGAAAACTTGATTGGATAGGGCATGGCGGGTTTAAAGTTAAGTTCAGGGTTAAAATTAGGCATGATTAAAAAAATTTGTTAAAAGTTGATCGAATAATTGTGTAAGCGAAATTTTGTTTTTCGCGCAGTATTTA